ATCTAGGATAGATACATTAAAGCTAACTCTAGACCTTACAGATCTAATAGCAGCTTCCTCAAAGAACTTATTAAAAGCTAGCCAAGAGTTCGGGAACTCGCTAAAGATCTTGTCTATATACTCTATCCTATTATTCCCTCCACCACCCTCAATTCCTCTGTTTATAAATCCTACAAAGGATACATCCCAATCCTTTTCAGGAACCTCGTCCAGTATATCGGCCTGGCGCATTTCAGCTAGATTAGGATCTACACAAGGCAAACAAGCCAACGGGAGCCAATGCACATTCTCGACTCCATCTTGCTTCATCTTCTCTACTGCTGGCTTCTGAGCCACAAAGGCCGTATCGTACTGCTTGGCCCACTTAAGCCTAGAGTCATAGCCAAGATGTGTATCTACTAACCAACAGGCGTTAGGCTTAGGCGGCACAAACTCTATGTCGTCCCGGCCATCATCTATGGTTATGTATAGGTCATGAGAGGCAACTTCATCATCATACGGAGGCCTGTTGTACCGTTTCATACCTGCGTCTGTATAACCAGCTCTATGTAAAGCCTCAGTTACTCTACGAGGAGTACCATTATTACGAATCTCTGCGTTATAGAAAACTCCTAGAGAAAGCATTACTCAGCCTCCTTTCCAGGACTAGCATCGCAAACTATAACCCCCCAGCTTAAGCTATCACAATTATGTACTTCCCAGCCATCAGATTCTAACAATCTAGACACACTAAGCGGTGTGTAGGCATGAACATGACTGCAATCTAGCATAGTTGTAGGAGTTCTATTATGATCTGGAATAGAAAGGAATAAATGACCGTCCTCTCGTAAAGCCCTCTTCCACTCCTGCAAAGCTTCAAGTGGATCTACAAGATGCTCAAACAAGTGAAGAGCTATAATAAAATCTAACCCATTATTCTGTATAGGAAGACTAAGAGCATTAGAAACAATCTCCGGCTCAGCGCCAGAGAACTTTCTTCCACCCACTCCTGACTCTCCAGTTTTGGCTATATCTAAATCTATAAGCCTTAACTCCCCTAGATCCACATCTCTACTCCCACAACCTACATTCATTCCCACAGCTCCGTTACCTTTATAAGGCTTAATCCTCTCTTCTAGCCAATCATCTTCGCTCATTCCTTCTAAACTTTTCACGGTACTTTTAACTAGATTCCAGCCTCCACAATAGGTTTGGTACCAAGCCTTTACTCCATGCTTCCTAATTAACTGATTATAACTAGTCTCCTGCATCTCCGCAGAATCCCAGGTCTCAGGATGCACCTTACGCCCAGTTTGCTGACCTATGTGATGCAAATAAACACTCTTGTTACATATAAGCTTCTTACCCATCTTCAAGAATCTAATAGATAAGTCTAGATCGTCTCCAGCACAAAGCTGATCATCTAAGCCTCCTATGTCTTTCATCAACTGCGTACGAACCAACATACAGAAGCCTATCAAAAGACTAGTCTCTGTAATCAAAGGTGTTGTACCTATATCATACAGATTCTGTACTCCAGCTACATAATTACTACAAGGACCTACAGCAGCTACCTCTGGATCATTAAAGTGCTCAGTTAAAACCCTCCAAAACGCATTGCTATGAGGCAAAAACAGCACATCATCGTTCATCATACAGAAGAATTTAGTATCAGTCATGCTAAGAGCTAGGTTAATTCCCCCTATCCAACCCTCATTCTTCTTGGCATGTACCACTTCTATCTTATCAAAGTTGCAATTCTCAACTGCTGTCTCCAGCCTAGAGGCATTCTCAAGGCAATTATTAATCACTATAATCTTGTATGGATAATCTGTATGCAATGTTAAGCTACATAAACACCAGTACAACTGCTGGTAGTTATTATATGTAGGGATAGCTATAGTAAGTAAGGGTTCCATTTAGCGTACCATCCCTTCCATAGCTACTCCCATATCTTCAGGCTTATTATTACTAGATGGCTGCTTTATATCTTTACCCTGTACCACTTCACCATCTTTAATATGTCCTACATTATTTCCAAACTGTGCAACGTAACTATCTCTAGCTACCTCTCTCTCGCGCCAATATGATTCCTCATCTGCCCACCTAGGACTATGCTCCTTGTGCTGAGTCTTCACAGCAGTATCTATGTATATAGGTATATTATACTTATGGCACCTAACACTAAAGAAGAAGTCCTCTCCACATCCAGTACTAGAAAACCACGGCTTAGGAATCTGCTTAAACACTTTCATATCATAAAGCGTCATAGCCGCGCCCATGGCTAGTTTACCCTTAACCTCCTCATTACCCACCAACTGATCTTTAGGATAGTCTAAAACAATATCACTACCTTCTATCATATCCAACTTATTAATACTGTCCCACTTCTCTATAACTCTATACATAACAGGATGAATAGGATGCCGAGCGGTAAAAGCCAGAGCTCCCACCACAGGCTTGTTATGCCTAAACAGCCTCAAAAACGTAGAGTGGTCAAACCTCATATCCGAATCCCACCAAAGCAAATAGTCCGCGTCCCAGTCTAAACACATATCTACTATATACTCTCTAGCCTTCCCCACCAAGCTAAGCCTAGAGTAATTCGAGATCATAAGCTCTAACTTGCCAAGCCGCTTCCAATCCTCTTCCGTAGGATCAGCGCTTCCATCTTTTCCCGGCATCATATCCAACGGGGGCATAGTAGGCAGAAGCTCCATAAACTTATCATGCCCCAACTTATCCCTCCACAAAGTCCTCTCCCTCAACCCACCATAGTAACTCATCTGGTCAAAATACAGTGGGAAAGTACTATCATCTGGCCCACTGTACCAAGGCAATCCTATCATAAGTTTCATTCTTTAGACCTCTCCATTATGTCTCTGAACAGCTCGCCCAAGGTCCTACACTTAAGTAATCCAGTCTTCATCTTAAAAAACTGCCAAGCGTTCCCCTGCTCACAAACTACCATTCTATGACCTGTATGGTGCTTACGTATCTTCTCAGAAGAATCCATCCACATAATCCGCCCGCATGAACAAGACGTTAGGAGATTCTTCCTATCCCTACCATCGTGAGGAGCTAACCACTTCAAGATCCAAGGCCACTTTTTCTCACTAGTATCCGGGAGATGCTGATCGAACAAAGTGCTCATTTTTATACTCGGTTGAAATATTCAACAGAGGAGAAGAAGAACCACCTGTCGATCAGGTGGCCCTCCTTCCCGTCACTCTTACCTCCTACAAACAACGAATAAACACATGATTAGCGTAGTTAGCGCCAACAGTGCCGAGCGAGTGCATGGTAGCTGTAATGGTGTCAAGTGCTACCACCGGCCCGTAAGGGAAAGTCTGATCATTCCCTGTAGAGCTCATACCCAAAGAGTTAGCTATGGCCATATTGCCAGGGCCAACAGAGTGACCAGGAACAACAGTCACACTTGTAGGAATCCTCATAACCAACACTGATTCGTGGTAACCATACACCTGAACAACTCCACGAGCGTTATTGGCTATATCTTCGTAGGCGAGTCCGATAAGACTCCCTGCTGCATCTGCCACGACTCCAGAGACAATAGCCTCCCTAGAGCCACCTTCGTTCGTGCTAACAGAAGCAGTGTTACCAAGGGAAAGGAACTTAAAGACTGGAAAGTGAGCGCTAATGGTCTGCCCATCACGGTTCGTGATGTTTAGCCATACCCGCTCAGGATCGTCTTTATTGACTTGCTGCATCCACATGCGAATTCACTCCTAAATGTAGTGGGCTAAGAAACGGTAAGTGTCAACAGACTGATGATTCCCGAAGGCAGAGATAGAGCCGTTAGTAGCTGTCCCTGAAGCATTCACGTTAATAGTACAGGAAGCCGTACCAACTCCATCATTATCAATCAGTTGAACATCCAATAGCCTGGACTTTGTGTCTACCAAAGCAAAAGCGGTAGTTGCATCATCCAGCTCGATCGTACCTGTTAGTACCCTCATACCCCCAGCAATCTTAGGGGAGCCAGTATCCCTAGAAATATCTCCGACAGCCATAAGGCCCTCCCTATTAAGTAATCCCGGTCAGCTTACCAAGGCTAGCCCGCAGATCAGTTCCCATATTGCCCTGCCAAAGGATCTGCGCTGCGAGTGCATCCTGGTTAATTGGCCGCTGGAAGCCCTCAGGGTTCATCGAGAAATTAGCTTCCCGATGTACGAAGTAGAAGATATGATTAGAGTTGAGTACATAGAGAGTACCTGACTGGCACTTAGCCTCCCAGTTGATAGAAGCTCCTCGGTACACAGGCTTAATACTGAGCTCCCCATCGCCACCAGGAGAATACCTGACAGCAGGAGTAATAACTGCCTCGAGAGTTTCGGCCTCAGTCTGAGTAGTAAATATAGCATCAGGCTGACCCTTAACTCCAGCAATCTCTATACAATCATTATACAGCGTACGAAGGTTAGGTATCAGATTAACAGCTCCATTACCCACTCCAGTAATCACCTGGTTACGCCACTTTGTGTTGTTACCAAAGTTAATATCTGCGTACGTACCAGATGTATTGGTAGTAGCTATCATGGCAGCAAGGCCCGTGGTCTGCTTAGACCCGTTGGCCGTGCCATCACTGTACGCATCCGTAGCCTGTGTATCGGCCAGACCGGACTCAGTCTGCATGATCTTGTCTTTAGCCAGATCCCTAACCCTGTTCTCACCTTGGTTAGATCTCTTCTCAAGACCGGATATGACTACCATACCAGCAGTCTGCTTCCAATCATAGAACGCATTCGTGATTCCATCATAACCACTAGGATCAAAGGATTCAAGGCCTGCATAGTGAGTGATATTGCCACTGTCTTCGTACATGACAGGGACTTTAATCCTCTCACCACCAGTAAGGGTTTTGATCCGGTTGCTACCTCGAAGGTACTTCAACAATGGAGATCGATTATGAACTTGGTTCAAAAGCGATCCACTGTTAAGGTATTCCATCAAGGTAGATGAAAGTAGCGGCCCCCATACAATTGTTGGGTTCGCATCACCTACAGCCATCACTTACCTCTCTATTAAACAAAGGATAGTATCCTTTAGCTAGTATACTTAGATTTTGCTAATGCCCACGCGCGATCCAAGATCAAACTTGGATCTTCGTTTTTGGCCGGATCAAAAATCTTAACTGGAGACCTGCCGGTACCAGTAGTCCTTCTCACAACACCAGGCCTAGAAGGCCGGCGTTGAGAAGTGGTTCTAGCAGATCTACTGTCTGCAGGAGCTCCTAGGCCAGGAAACTCTAGCCTAAAAATGTCTAAAGGAGTAACTCCCCTAGTCGGATCCTGCAGAGAGTCAAGTCTTTTGTCCAGCCTAGCCTGAATCTCTGGATTTAGTGTGACCTCACCATCTTCATCGACTGTGCCAAAGTTATCCCCATACAGCTCAACCCCTTCTTGCATAGCGGATTGAGTGTAGTCGGTAGCTGCCACTTCTGCACCCTCAGCTTCCAGGGCTGACTTAGGGACAAAGCCTAAATGATCGGCTAGCTTATTGAACATTTCTACATGTTCTTCGGTCACTCCCTCGGGTAATGCATAGGCGTCTTCCTCATTTGTCTCGCCTGAGGAAGAATTCTCACCACCCATATAATCTAACATTTGCTCTCTCACGTCCAAGATGTCCGATCTAAGAGCATTTGTATCGTTTATATTCCTAGACATTTCTCGCTGCATAGCTCTCGCCGTAGCAGCGCCCTCGGGATTATTATCGTCGAGCCAGTCCATAAACTTATCCGTAGGCATAGCTCTAACTGCGTCGCTCTCCCCTCCAAAACCCTGCTCTGATCCTGAACTAGAACCCCCTTCTAGCCCCTCCAAAACTGCATCCGTATCTAGATCGTCTTCGCCCCACTGCTCTGCTTCTTGATCTAGAGCAGACTGGAAACTAGCATCCTCTAGTTCCCCGGTATCGCCCCTAACTACTTCTGACATTACTCGCTCCTTCGCTCTGTGAGTAGAAGGTGAAAAAAGTACTTCTCTATACTAATCTTTCTCACTCCAATTTACACTATCCAAACCAGAAGGCAGATCCCCAACCTTAGTTTTGTCTACAGTCTTACCTTTCTCATCTACAACTTCTACAACCTTCTCATCTAATTCAGGATGAGACTCATGCCTAATTCCCTGCAATGGCCCACGTCCGACCGTATGAGGAGCATGCTTGTCCAGATTGATCGCTCCACCTACCCTATCCCCAGACTCAATCAAACCCAAGTGATTCATTATCCTACGTTTGTCAGCCTTAGAGTACACATCTGAGCCCAAACCCTCATCAAAGTGAGGAGTAAATGTGTCAGCTCTAAACCTCTCAGGAACTCTGTTCATCTGCTCGTGACAAGCTGGGCATTGCCAAGATATATTCCTATCCTCTACAGACCGAAGTAAGTCCTCTCTAAGCTTACACTTAGAACACTCAAATGTATAAGTAGGCATTACTTCAAACCTCTCTTTATAGCCTTCTTAGTCTTCTTAGGAATTCTAACATGTATCTTACACTTAGGCTTCTTCTTAGAGCTAAGATCCTTCATGTCAGTGCTAGACATCAACGCGCCGTGAGAAAGATCAGGAGTAGCGGTTTTAGGCATATCTTTATCCAGTCACCGCATTGCCTGTTTGTTTACCCTCATTCACAGTCGCGTTCTGAAAGCTATCTCTGTCCAAAGGACCTATTCCCTGCCCAACTTGCCTACCCTCCACTACAGCTCCCTGCGCGGCATCCTCAGGAGGTATAGGATTCCCTTGTTCATCTACTTGCCCATTCTGTCCAGGAGCACCCCCACCCTGCTGCATTGTATTGGCGGCCTGCTCAAGCATAGGCAGTATCTCTTCCACCACCCTCTCACTAAAGCCCCTAACCAACAACCTCCTAGCTATCTCAGGCAGATTAGGAGGCATTCCAAAGCTCTGAATCATGACAGGCGTAAGACCAGCAAACAGGTTAAGCAGGTCCATCCACTGAGACCTCTCAACAGACACCGCTGTAGAGTGAGAGCTTACATCCATCGTAAACAAATACTCTCCTCTAGCTATCTCCGCTGTAACCTGAGCAAACTTAGGAGCTTGCTTATCTATAAGGAACAACTTAGAGGGCCTAAACTGAGTAATCAGCTGCCACATCTTTCTAGCCTTACGAATCTGAAAGTCTGACATCAGCCCAGATCGTCTATTCTCTCTAGCCGTATTCCTCTTCTCCAATATACTAGCCTCTGTAGCAGTATCCACCTTAGGCATCTGCTGAGGCTGAGGAGTACCAACAGACCTGTCAAAGATCTGCTGCAAGATACTCAGTAACTCTCCCTTCTCTGGAGGAACCTGATGGAACGGAAGTGGAATAATCCCTTTCCCTGCATGTTCCGTCAGCCCTTTCACTACCGCTATACTCCCATCAGGCCCATCCACCAAGTCCTGCAAAACAGTATTGTCTATCCCAGTAGCAGGATCCACCAACCACAGATTCTTCTGCTTCCTAATGATAGACAAGAATGAGTCCAGAACCTCATTCATTAACGCCTGAACTGTATCACCACCACCCATCAGCAAAGGGGGCTTATGGAACCAATTCCTCACACCGGGCTGAAAGGTAAGCGTCTCAGCTGGATAGTCCTCTAACCTATCATAAGGCCACTCTTCTTCTTCCCTAAGAGGCTTATCATGACCCTCAGCCACATTGATCAATATATCTCTAAACTTACCCCTTCCAACAGGCGCGTTCTTAGCCCATATCTCCCATCCTCTAACCACCCCCAATCCATCGTCTGGCTCGCCATCCTTTATATCCGGCGCGTCTTGCCATCTACTAGGCTCTAAGTCCTTAGTGTTCTCCAGATTAGGATCTGCCTTAACTTCATCTATTGGCAGCTCCCATCCAAACGCCACCCACCTAGCATCCTGCGGACCCTCAGTACAGAACACATCAGTCACGAACATCCCTGGAGGCCAGTTCACTGCAAAGGGAAAGTCCCTCTGCACCGCAGTGTTAGGAGACACGCCAGGCCGATCATGAAACTTCTTATGTATTTCTATATGCTCTCCTACTACCTCCCCAATGAAGTCTGCTTCTTCATCTGGCATATTAATCAACTCTCCCTTAAGCAAGAGTTCATGCACACTAATATGCCTTATATGATCGTGCCCTCCATCCACCCTCACATCCTGTCCCTGCATCAAAAATAAGTTCTCATCCTCCGCACTATCCAACTCGCCCAGCTCCACACCAGTCTGCAACAGTTCTTGTTCTTCCCTATCAAAGTCTTCCTCGTACCCTATCTTCACACACCCATAGGGATACACCATTGCATTAAAAGCCACCTTTTCATCTACCTTAAGCTGCTTAGTAGACCTATACACATAGTTATTAATCTTAGACGTCACAGCCGCCCTAGACAAAGCATTAGGATCTCCTGGGTCAGAGCTCTCCGCTGACTCCTTATTCTCCGGATAGCACTGTAGGATAGGATCCCTATCCAACATATTAGACAAAGTCTGATCTATCCAACCATAGATAATCCCTGCCTTAATACGCCTAACATGCTCCTCGTCTCCTGACCCACCTCCAGAACCTGCACTATACTCCCTCTCCGTACTAGCCTCATTGAAGTACTGCTTAACCAGCACGTCACAGGCATCAAACAAAGGCTTAGACTTTTGCTGGGAGTACTTGATCAAGTTCAGCCAGTACTTAGCTCGATCTACTGATTTCCTAGGGTATGCCATAGTATCTCAGTTGAATATTTCAACAAAGTGAACTACGCTTCTACTAGCGCAGATTTCACGTATGGAACTACAGTTGCATCCGGCCTTAAGAAACGCCCCTTACGCTTTTTGGCAGCACGAAGGAGGATTTCATCGAATGATCTAGCTACTGGGTTAATCACAAGTGGAGCGTTAGCAGTAGGCTCTTTGTGTGTAAGACCTAGAAGATTAGCCAGGCGCATTCCTATCAGAGACAAAGCATCCACTTGATCGTCGTTGCGGCCGTTAGGGAATCTAGAGAGCTCCCACTCTAGATCACCTCTCCAGGAGGCCTGCTCAGGTATATGCACATAGCCCATCTGCATTGCGCCTGCAATGGAACCAGCGCGATACTCTGAGTCCTTAGAGCCTTTGCCTATAACGCTCACAGAATCCAGCACAGCAAAAGCGCCTTCCTCGCGCATACATTTCTGCAGCACTGGAGCGACTACTTTGTTCATCTGCACACGTTCGAGGAAGCACTTGAGCGGCTCATACTTAAGCATCCACTCAACAGCTTTCTCTACACCTTTCATAATATCGCACTGTTCCCGGAACAAGTCCAAAATCCACACATGGCCCTCGCCGTCCACACCGAAGATTATATGAACAGTGTAGTCTCCTTTGCCCTCGGAGAAAGCATAGTCAGAGGCTAGATAGTGTGTTAGGCCTTTAGGTGTCTCGTTACGCACAAAGGTTTGGAACCACGCTGGGTTGAACAGCTCACCTTCGTCACGCACAGGCTTCTGCTGATGCAAGGCCATGAAGCGAGGAGGGTTGTGGGACCTGATAACTTCCAGCTCTTCTATCGTGCGTTGGTTAGGACCTTCGGGCAGCAAGGCCTCACCGACCGATCTCTCGAGTAGATCGTCTTCTTCCGCGATAGAGGGAATTCGTATGATCTCCCAGTCTTCCTCTCCAGAGTCAGCCAGCTTCTCTATACGTCCACCCAGGTCGTCATCATGCCAACGCTGCATAATACAGATCACCGAGCCAGGTCCATCCTTATAGGAGCGTAGACGATTCAGAACTGTCGAAGTATACCAGTCCCAAACCTTACGTCTCTCATTAGGACTCGCAGCTGCTTCGTAGTTCTTGAACGGGTCATCCACGTTAAGGATATTCGCGTGAAAGCCTATCAGGCCTCCTCCTACGCCTTCAGCCTTATACTCCCCCTTTAGAGTTGTATGCCATTCGTTCATAGCCTTAGCGTCTTCGGCTATGGAGACTTCTGGAAACAAGAGTTTGTATCTAGGCTCGTTAACAATGTTACGAACTATTCGGCCGAAGCCATAAGCAAGGTCTGCATCGTAGGAAGTTTGAATGAACTCTAACGTCGGGTTACGGCCAAAATACCAGGAGGGAAACAGCTCACTAGCAAGACGCGACTTACCTATAGCAGGAGGAACAAATATAGCAAGCCTACGAATTAGACCTTGCTCTACATCTTCCAACTTAGAAGCTATGTAACGATGCACCGGATACGCTACATAGGTAGGATCTATAAACTGAGCGTAATGAATAAGGCTCTCTCCAGCTTTCTCCCTATGTATAAGGGCCTGTGCTATCTCAGAGGGAGACAGATTCTCTGCGTTAGGATCAGGCTTAAATAAGCTAGCTATTTCGGAGCCGCGATAGGACATTAGATAATTATTGTTTCTGCCCTTTAAGGGCCAAGTTTAATTCACTCTCAGCATCTCTAGCCTTTCTTTGCGCTTCTAATGATGCCTTATTAACAGATGGGGCAGAGCCTGCTACGCTAGCCTTCTTCATTAATTCATTCGCTCTAGCCTTAGCGTCTTTTGCTTGTTGCCTTAAGCGAGCTATAGTTCTTTTATCTGTTTCGGCCCGAGCCGAATCACTAAAGGCTTTAGCCTCTTTTCTAGTCGAGCCATAAAACGGGAACGGATTAGGCTTTATAGCCGCCCTAGTAGAGTCACTAATAGAAACTGAGTTAGCCATCTTACTCTACCTCCGTTTCAGAACTATGCTTGTTCAGCGCAGCGGACAAGAGCTTCCTATCCTCGGTAGGCAGATCAGAGAACTCAGCCTCGACCAGCTCAGGTTGCTGAGAGGCTAGGTTGTTCAGCATGTTCACTAGGTTGTCTGTAGGAGAGCTCTCAATCGTATGAGTCACTTGTGAGTCTATCTCCTTGCGCTCCGTATAGCCTCTGTCTTTACCAAGCGTCCTCACAACAAACACGGAGGCCTGATAGTCTCCAATCTCTACCCGGTCAAAGATGTTGTCTTCGGCCTGATCTATTATCCGCTCTCTAGCCTCTTGCATTAGAGTCTGCA